CTGAAACTGAGTCGATTGAAGCAAAAACACAGGCGAAGGTAGCGTTGATGAACAGTTACGCTCCGTTTAAGGTAGCCCAGCGTTATTTGGCCTTGATGTTTGGCCTGACTTACGTTTTGTGTTTTATCATAGTCCTTGCTATGACGCTAACAGGAAAGGGTGATCCGTCTGCTGTTTCACAGGTGATGGAGCAGTTTCAAATAAACTACGCCATGCTTTTAATATTGGGCTTTTATTTTGGCGGGGGCGCGATAGAGTCTTTCACCTCAAGGAAAAAGAAAGATGGTTGATCTCGAGCAGTTAAGAATAGACCTAGAGAGCGATGAGGGTTGCATTAACGAGGTGTATTTAGATCATCTTGGCTATGCCACATTTGGTATTGGTCATTTAATCAGAGATACCGATCCTGAGTTCGGTTGTAAGGTCGGTGAAAAAATTACCGATGAGCGTGTGGCAGAGGCGTTTGAGGACGATATTCAAATAACGTACAACGACTGCCTCCGACTGTATCCAGACTTTGATATGTTGCCCAACGAAGCACAATTAATAATTGCTAATATGATGTTTAACCTCGGCGCAACCAGATTGGGCAAGTTCAAAGGCATGAAAGCCGCTGTAGATGCCCGTGATTGGCAAAAAGCCGCAGACGAAATGGTTGACAGTTTGTGGTATAAACAGGTCACCAACCGCGCAAATCGTTTAGTAAACCGCATGAGAGCAGTAGTTTAGTTACTTATCACCGCGCCTATGCTATATATGGGACTATCTAAGATAAAATGCGGTGATATAAGATAATGAGTGATATATACTTGTCCGAAGCTGTATTTCGGATCATTCGGGATCAGCGGACGGCCATTGTAGACTGTCTGCAATATAACGGCGTGAAAACAATGGAACATTACCGTGAAATGATGGGCATGATGACTGCTCTCGATCACGTTGAACAGGAACTCAAGGGCCTGCTAGATAAACAGGAGCAAATAGATGACTGAAGAAGTCTCAACGCTAGAAGAAGCATATACGGAGGAACGTAAAACGTTTCTTGATCCCGAGGCAATCGGGGCAACTCTCTTAGAAAGACTCCCAACTCCAACCGGTTGGCGAATACTTATCCTGCCGTACCGTGGTAAAGGGAAGACAGAAGGCGGAATCCTTCTGGCTGATAAGACCATTGAGCAACAGCAGGTTTCTACTCAAGTTGGCTACGTCCTCAAAGTAGGGCCATTAGCATACAAAGATACCGACAAGTTTCCGGACGGAGCGTGGTGCGCCGAAAAGGATTGGGTGATGTTTGCCCGCTATTCTGGCTCTCGTTTCAATATTGACGGAGGCGAGGTACGGATTCTTAACGATGATGAAATTCTGGCTCGGATTCTCGATCCGGAAGATGTTTTACATTTCTAAGGGTTAATCATGGCAGAAGAAAGAGACGACAATCAAATTGAACTGGACATTGAAGGTGCAGAAGAAACAGAGGTAGACCTTCAGGTTGAACAACCTGAAGAAAATTCAGTCGAAGTTTCTGTGTCTGAGGAAGATGATAATTTTGAAAAAGCGAATAATGCAACGCAAAAGCGCATTGATCGTTTAACCAAAAAAATGCGTACCGCGGAACGTGAGCGGGAAGAGGCAATTCGTTATGCACAACAAGTGCAAACGGAGGCAGAAGATCTCAAAAAGCGCATGAACAATCTGAGCGACAATTACGTCAATGAATATGCGGGGCGTATAGAAACTCAGACTACTGCGGCAGAGCAAGAACTTGCTCGTGCGATTGAGATGGGTGACACGGCCGGAGTTATAGAGGCTCAACGTAAAATTACTACCTTAGCGATTGAGAATGATCGAGCAAAGCAGGCTAAAGTTCAGCAAGAACGATACGCCCAGCAACATGAAGCTCAACAGCAGGCACAAGTTCAACAACCTATGCCGGCTCAACAGCCGCGTCGTCCAGATCCTAAAGCAGAGGATTGGGCAGAGCGTAATGAGTGGTTCGGTCAGGACGAAGCAATGACTTATGCGGTTTTTGGTATTCACAAAAAACTTGTAGAAACGGAAGGATTTGACCCGCAGTCAGATGATTACTACAATGAATTAGACCGACGTATGGCGGATGAATTTCCCCATAAGTTGAAGAATTCGGGTGAAGCTCGCCGTCCCGCTCAGACGGTGGCTTCTGTATCCCGCGGAAAAGCAACTGGGCGCAGTACAGGAAAGGTCCGTCTCTCCAAGACCCAAGTCACTATGGCTAAAAAACTAGGAGTGCCACTTGAAGAATACGCGAAATACGTGAGGAACTAAGCATGACTGAAGAAACGAAAAATGTAAGTCGGGCTTCCCGCGCTAGTGAAACGAGAGCTAAGACGGCACAGCGTAAGCCGTGGGCTCCACCGTCCATGTTGGACGCGCCGCCTGCCCCAGATGGGTTTAAGCATCGGTGGATTCGCGCTGAGACTCGTGGTTTTGATGACCGCAAGAATATCAGTGCAAAGCTAAGAGAAGGATGGGAATTGGTCCGTGCGGACGAATACCCCGACTTTGAAGCACCGGTTATAGATACAGGTAAATATGAAGGCGTGTTTGGTGTTGGCGGGTTGATCCTCGCAAGGATCCCAGTAGAAACGATTGAGGAGCGCACGGCGTATTTTCGTCAGCGTAATTCAGATCAGATGGAAGCTGTGGATCATGACATGATGCGAGAGAATCAACACTCTACGATGCGGATCAGTAATCCTGATCGGCAACAACGTGTAACTTTTGGTGGCCCTCGCAATAAGTAAGGGTCCCACTGAATAGGAGATGGCCTTATGGCAAACCAAGATACTGCGTTTGGTCTACGTCCTATCGGTTTGAACGGTGCAGGTGCTAACACTACTGGGGTGACTCAGTATGAAATTGCCGCTACAAACACTAACGCTATTTTCCAGTACTCCCCAGTTATTCCACTGGCCGCTGGTGTGATAGATATTGTTGGTAATGCTAATGGCGGAACAGTACCTCTACTGGGCGTTCTGATGGGCGTGGAATATGTAGATAGTTCTTCTAAGAAGACTGTCTTCAAGAACTTCTGGCCGGGTGCTAACAGCGTAAGCGTAGACACGAATTTTCCTGTCAAAGCCTTCGTTGCGGACAACCCAAATCAGTTGTTCATGATAGCCGCAGATGGTAGCTCAACCGACAAAGCAACAGCACAGACCAATGTCTTTGCTAACGCTCCAATGGCAACCGCTACATCGGGTTCTACAAACACTGGTCGTTCCACCGCTGAGTTAGATATCTCAGGGGTTGCAACAACTGCAACATTGCCACTTCGTGTCGTTGGCCTTACTGGCGACGTAGCGAACTTGGACTATGACGCGGCCGGCGTTAACTATGTAGTTCGGCTTAACTTTCATCACAATGCGCCTTGCTCTAGTTCTGATTCTCAGAGCACAGCGGCATCTACTGGCATTTAAGGAGATAGGTAATGGCAATCTCTCGCGCACAATTAGCGAAAGAGCTTGAACCGGGCCTTAATGCCCTGTTCGGGATGGAATATTCGCGTTACGAAAACGAACACGCCGAGATCTTCACAGAAGAATCTTCGGATCGTGCGTTTGAAGAAGAAGTAATGCTGGGTGGTTTCTCTACTGCACCAGTCAAGGGTGAAGGCTCTGCCATCACATTTGACGATGCACAAGAGACGTATACTGCTCGTTACACACACGAGACAATCGCACTGGCCTTCTCAATTACGGAGGAAGCTATCGAGGACAATCTATATGATCGTCTGGCCTCTCGATATACGAGAGCCCTTGCTCGTTCAATGGCACAGACTAAGCAGATCAAGGCGGCGGCTATTTTGAACAATGCGTTCGACACTGGTTTCCCTGTGGGAGATGGTGCGGCACTGTGTTCATCAGCGCATCCGTCCCTGTCTGGAAATCAACGTAACCAGTTGTCCGTAGCGGCTGATCTCAACGAGACTTCTCTTGAGCAAATGCTGATCGACATTGCTGGATTTACGGATGAGCGTGGACTTAAAATTGCAGTTCGCGGCACTAAACTGATTATTCCAAAGGAACTTCAGTTTATTGCAGAGCGCGTTCTGAACTCTAACCTTCGTTCAGCTACAGCAGACAACGACGCAAACGCTCTGAAGAACATGGGTATGCTTCCCGAAGGGGCAGTAGTTAACCATTTCTTGACAGACACCGATGCGTTCTTTG